AGATACTTTTGCCTTTGCTCAAGTGCCTGATTCCTCAAACCCATCAGGTATTCCTCGTCCAACGCAGCCATTAGGCGTTGAAGTTAGCGGCAGTAGCAGCCAAGAGGTAGTAGTCACTACCTGCAATCTTGACACGCAAGCCATGGGTGATTTCATTCACGTTGGTGATCGTGCCAGTTGCAGCCAACTTAGCGCCTGCAACAGTGACACCGGCCAAGTTCAACAAATAGCCGTTGGTATCGACAGTCGCTTTGCCTGTGCCGTTAACCGAAGCGTAAATCAGCGAAGTTGTTGTGCCAGTAGAAGCACCAGAACCAGCGTTCAACTCGATCTCAACAGGGGAGTAGGTGCCAGAAGAGGTACCGGCAGAAAGGGTCAACTCAGCAACAAAGGCTGAACCTAGACCAGCCGTGCTACCAGTAGCACCGTAAGTGACTTCGGCTTTCAGGGCGTTAGAAAACGAACCCAGAGCGACGTTAGTGTCCATCTGGAACAAGGTGCGTCCGCCCGTGCCGCCAGCACCCGTCATTGTGACGGCAGTGGTGTTCGCGTTAAAGGCGGAGGCACCAGTGGAAGAATTAGAAATTGTGGTGAGAAAGCCGTTTTGCGAAGCAACTGGGCCGGAGAAGGTGGTTAATGCCATGATTTTTTCCTTACATGCAAGTTAGGCGTATCTGTCTGCATGTCGTCAGCCGGGACTGTCAGATACACCGGAAAGCCCGGAATGTGCTCAATATACACCAAAAGAAAAAGGGGCACAAGGCCCCTTTTTCCATTTACTCGACCATTAGGCCGCGCCAGGCGAACCGAACATGCCGCGTGGATCGCTGAAGCCGAAGCTGTAGCGTTCACGTGCCTTGTAACGGACGTTGCCGGTGTCGAAGTCGCCTTCAAAACCAGTCTTCAGAGACACACGTGTGAACATCTTCATGCCGTTAGGTGCGTCAGTCTTGATGAAGTACGCATCTGGATCGGTAAGGAAGTTGTTGACTGTGTAGCCTTGAGGCACCATGCCCATGTTGCGAATGGCGTTGATGTCGTTGTCAGCAGTACCAACACGCAAAGTTGATTTCAAAATGCGATCTGCGGTAAATTGCAGTTCCTTAGGAATAATCAACTTCAAGCCTTGGACAGCGATCTTCAAGCCACGCTCATCGGTAAACGCAGAGATGTCAATCAATGACTGCTCCAAGGAGGTCTCAGACAAGTCCGCAGCTGTTGCCAGTGTGTTGGACAAGTTAGGGCCACTCAAAGTAGGGTGATTGGTTGCGCACAGAGCAACACCGTCGCCACCGATAGAGGTAGTGAAAGCGCCGTTCAGGATGGCAGCAGCTTTGATCTGCTTGGTTTGCGCCATAGAGCGTGCCAAAGCACGTGTATAGCGAGCACCAAGGCGGTCATAGAGGTTGTCCTCTACGGCTTCTTCAGTCAAGGAGAAGGCCAAAGCAATGGTCTCGTGTGTGTAACGAGCTGTGTAGACCTCTTGCGCCTGGTCGTACGCGACGCCAGAGCCTTCAGTTTTCACAGGGGCTTCACCAAAACCCGATTCCATCACCTCTTCTTCAAACGCGCGGTCTGAAGTTTCGATTGAATAGATTTGGGTGTGTTGGTTTTCGTAGTTTTTATACTCGAGGCCGAACAAGGCGTTTAAGCCTGGCTCAAGTTCCTTAACGAGTTGTGCGCGTGAAATAGCCATTTTTTAGTTCCTTTAAATTAGGTCACAGCCTTGACGCCAGAGCTACCGTACAGATGCTCGTTGATTTTCACAACGATAACTGCAAAGTTGCCCAACTCATTGCCGGGGACGTTGTACAGGCCCACAATCTTCAGATTCAGCGCTGCTGTATCTGCGATGGTAGAAGAGTCGAGTTCCATTGTGGAAACACCTGTTGTGGTGCTACCGCCTGTGCCAACGACATCGGCGTTTTTGCCAATGTCAGCTTGCACAATGTCCTCGTCTGCCTGGATAAGAAACAACTGACTAGGATCGTCAATCACATCGGCAATGATCTTGCCAGAAGTAATGTTGACAGAGCCTGGGTAGAAGTTCTTAAACGTGGGCTTGCCGGTGGTGGGGTCAATGTAACTACAGCCGTTAAAAACGCCCAAGGCCGCAGCATGCGTGGCCGGAAGAAATTTAACAACATAGCCTCCTACGATGGTGACTAGGTCACCTTGAAAAATTGCGCCAGCTTGGTTGTCCTCGATCTCGTAGCCATACTGCTTCTGGGCACCAGTAGCAGAAAGGTTACCGATCGGGCGAAAACCAAAGGCTTTATCGATGTTTGCCATTTGATGATTCCTTTAAGAAAAAGATTATTCGGCAGCCTTCGGGCCGCCGAAGCTGACTCGAGATTGCCGTGTGGGGCGTTGAATCTTCATTGAACTGTGAGCATTGCTCTTCATCAACTCATTATCAGCCGCCTGCATTTGATCATTCGCACGCTGGTGGTAATACGCATTACGCTCCTGAACGTTCTCTTCGGGAATACGTGCTAAGAGAAGACCTCCCACGCTGATAACACCAGCATGTCGGCCGTCTTCAACAGATGGGACAGGGAAGTCAGGATACTCATCCGCACGAACCAGTTCATAACCCTCGCGGATTTTGCCTGCTACGTTTGTACGGTCTTCCTGACCTGCAATTTCTGCACGAATCCATCTGTGCCGTGTTCCCTCCAGAGGAGGTGGGGCATCTAGTCGAGAAGGAGGAGCCCAGGGCTTGCGGCGTGTTTCGCTTTCGCGAGTTGTAGCGCTACGCGCTTCACGATTTAAAGTGGGTACAAGGTTGTCTGTCATCTCTTACTCCTTAACGTACTTGGCGTATTCCTCAAGAGGAACGCCCAATTTTTTGGCCATCGCAACTTGACTCGGTGAGAGCCTCACAGTGCGGCGTGCTGAACTATTCACTCCCGATGAACGGGTTGCAGGAGCCACCGATTGCACGTTTCTGGTGGTACTGTTGTTTTGCGCTTGAGGAGAAAATTTCCGTGGATAAGTACTTCTCATGCGTTTATCGAGCTCATCATAATACTCATCTGACGATCCGTCAAATCCCTCGTTGATGACGAGTTGCTTGTGGATGCCCCAAGCAGTATTGGTCATGACCGTGTCCTGGCCATACCATGAGTTCTTCTCCATCCAGTCTTCCAGCTTCGGGTCTATCTGAGCGGGTTGCTGGTACTGGGGTTGTTGAGGCTGTTGTTGGTACTGAGGCTGCGCTTGCTGGACAGGCTGATTCTGTTGCTGCTTTACGTAAACTTCGCGGCGCTGATTCTCTTCGGCCACCTGGCGCTGCTCGTAAATCAAGTCGGTCATGCGCTGATTGGCTTCGGTCTCAGTGTCGATGTCGCCCTCTTCGCGCGCTTTGCGAATGATTTGCTTCAAAGCCACAACCTGGGTCTCAATGCGACCCTTGGCTTCGTGCAAACGTTCCTCGTCCGTGTGGAACATCCGTTGTTGCATCTTCTGCGCTTGCTCTTGCACGCCCTTGGCGTAGGCAATGGCCGCCTCTTCCCGGCGCTGTGTCTCGCGCAGGCGAGCGGTCAGCTTGTCGATGCGCTTTTTGACGCTCTCGCTGTACTGGTTGAGCTCACTGTCAGGCTTGTCAGCGTCGCCGTTGTTTGTTTCAACATTGGGGGCAGGGTCCTGCTCCTGTACTTTGGGTGACTGGCCGTCTTCGCCCATGTCAATGTCTACAGGCTCTTCGCCTTCACCCAATTTAAATTCCAACTCTTGTTGCTCATTCATGATAGCTCCTTACATGTGCAGAATATCTTCAGGGCTGTTTACAACCCCAATGATTTCGTCGTCGTTGAGAATTCGGATTTCTCCACCATCAATTTGGATGCGAGAACCTGCGTATCGACCAAAAATAATCCAGTCACCTTCCTTGCACCAGGCTCCATCGGGGAACTTTGACTGATCCGCATAGGCCAAGGCTCCCGTCTTCAAGACGTAGCCGCAGTTGGTTGCAAGTTGGGTTTTCTTCTGGGTTTCTTCGGCCAAGACGATGCCGCCTTTGGTCTTTTCCGCGCCACGATAGGGCAAGACGGCGATGCGCCAGCCTGTGGGGGTAGGGATGCGGTCTCGGACAGCTTGTTCAAGCTTCTCAGGGTTAAACCCGTCTTCCGTATACGCGTCATCAAGGCAAGGGCCTTTTGCATCTGCCTCTTCGCGCCATTTGCGCTCTAAAGCAGTCATGTTCTCTTCAACTTCCATGGGCATCTCCTCTGTGGTTAAAAATCATCGGTAGTCCTTTGTGACAAGAGGTCACGAACGACTTGTTCGGCAAATTTCAATCCTTCGAGGCGACCCATCATGAAGCGATATCGCTCCATATCGTTGATGGTGCCATTCAAAATGATAGCCTCCGAGTCTTCTCGGAGCTTTCTTAATTCTTTGACAACAGATTCTGCAAATTCGAGCATGGTATTTCCATGAAAAGCAGGTGGTACAAGGCCCCACCCGGTGGCAAGTGCTTACGTCTCAGTATATCTCAACCGGACGGTTGCCGTCTTTCTTCTTTACGACCATGAAAGCGCCACCCTTCTTGGCCTCCTTCGGTTTGCTAGACCTGTTGGATTTACCAGCGGTAGACAAAGCAATCGCGACGGCTTGTTTCACCGCAGCGGACTTGTTCTTTGGCTTGCTGGTTCCAATCTTTCCTTTTTGCTTGTATGCGCCCACCATCTCGCCAATATTGGAGCTTACAGTTTTACGACTTGAACCTTTTTTAAGCGGCATTTCGGCCTCCTTGAGCGGGTGGTGTGTTCTGTGTGGCGTTCATGCGCTCTCGGGCCACGCCGGCCCGCAGTTGCGCAATATTCTCTTGTGACTTTACACGATTTTGCTGTGCCTGAGCATTCTGCGCAATCTTTTGTTGGTCGAGTGCGAGCTTTTGCTGATCCAACGCAAGTTTCTTGTTGTCGTTCTCGGCGCGCTGTTGCAGTTCCTGCTTCTTGAGCTCGACCAATGGGTCGCCTTGCTCTCCGGACAACTGGTTTTGCATGTCCCGAACCTCTTGCATGAACAAAGCAATCTTCAACGCCACCATGCCTTCCTTTTGGATAGGAGAGACGATGCCGTCTGGGTCCGTGCCGTAGTTCTGGAACAATTCTGCCTCCACTGCTTCCTCCGCTTTGAGTCTCACGTGGTCCAGGATGTGCTTTTGCAAGGCCGTTGCGGCCATGGGGTTGGCCTGAAGGATAGGAGACAGGCCCATCATCAGGTGACCGGCGATGTGCGCGTCATGCTGCTGTCCAGCAAAGGCCTTCAGGCGCATGTTGTTGAGCACGTCGCTGTTTTCACTGGCCGGGTCCTTGGGCATCTGAGTGTTTTGCGGCAACAAGATGCCATCGATGTCTCGGACGTTCAAAGCAGAGTACACGCGGTAGTACGCTTCGTACATATCATGCATCTGAGGCGCGCTTTGGGCCATCTGCAACTGCGTTTGGGCTAAGGTGATGCGCTGGGCAGAGCTAAAGATGTTGGGGTCAGCAACAGGCAGCACCGCCACCATGTTGTTGAAGTCCTTCTTCTTGATCGAGCGCGCGCCACCCGGTACATCGTACGGATAGTTGTCCGGCATGTACTCGCCAAAGCCCTTGGCCAGCATCTTGAACTCAAGACCTTGGGCATAGTGCAGGCGTTTGTGGATTGCCGACATGACAATCGAGCCACGCTCGAGCAATGCAAGGGTTGTTCCTACCTGTGCGTTCTGGTTTGCGTCGCCAACCTGCATATCCGCAGTGCTGGCCAGGCGTTTGCCCGCGTCAACCAAGAATCCAAGCAATGCAAACAGGGCTTGGCTTGGTTCTTTGTATGGCAAAGGCAGCAAAGAGGCCTGAAGTTCAGCGCCGCCGGCGTCAATGTCTCGCCATTCGCCTGGTTGGATAGGACTGTCGTTGTCCGCGATCCGCGCGCCCTTGGCCTTGAAGCCTGCGGGCAGATTTGAGAGCGTTCCCGCGTCCAGAAGCTGGCGCAAAGCACTGGTTGCACCCTTGGACAGGCCACCAACCATGTGAACAAAGCCCATGCCGTACGCGCCAAGGCCTTCGACCAGCACGTAATGCACAAAATAGTCCTTGCGCACCTTCAATTCGTCGTCTTCGCTCCAATTTCTGCGTACGCCAACCACTTGCAGGCTGTCTTCCAGCATGGTAACGACGTAGGGCAAGCGGATTTTGGTGTCTTCGCCGTCTTCGCCCTTGTCTTCAAAGCCGGGGATGTCCAAATCCACCTGCATTTCCAACAAAAATACTTCTTCGACGTCGTCAGAGGGCTGTACACCCGTAACTTTGTCCACGGCTTCTTGAATTTGCGTGGTGTCAGGCAGCATCGTCTGCGATTCAACGTCCACATCCAAGTATTCGCCGGCCACAATGCGCTTTCTGAACTCGTTGGAGTCCATTGCAATCCGGTGCGTGATCCGTGGGCACTGGCTCATGACGCTTGATCCGTTGTACGGGATGTAAACATCGTCGGCCAAGCACAATTTGGAGACCATGCGGCCCAATTGGCGGTCGTAATACACCTTCTTGAACGAGGAACCGCCGTATCCAGTGTAGAAAAGCAACTGATCAAACTCAGGTGTGTACTCTTCCATCACCGAAGTGATCTGGTAATTCATGAAATCTTGCACGCGAGAGGCCTGTTGGGTCTTTTCTACCGTCTCACGGCCGATGACTTGCGTGCGAACAGGGCCGCCAGCCGGCATCAGTTCCTTGAATGCCTGTGCCTGGAACTGCACGATGGCCTCGGTCAACATAGGATGGGTCGCGCCCGACGCGCCCCTGAAAGGCTTGGTGCGTTCTTCAAGCTTTAAGCCCAGCAAGTCCATGCCCTTGGAGTACATCTGCTCCCAGTCAGAGCGTGAAGACTTGTCAGCCTCGAACATCGCGCCGACATCCAGGGCAATCTGGCTCAAGTCATCCTCATCAATGACCTCGGCCAGGTTGGCGTAGAAGTCAACTTCATCGGCATCGTCTTCACTCATGTTGATAACAGCACTGCCGTCGTCTTCCAACACGATCTCGATGTCGGGCATCTCGTCCTCATTGTCGATGACGATGTCTAACTGAGGGGCTTGGTTTACTGCTTTGTCTATGGGCATGGGTTTTCTTTCTTATGGACGAGGACGTCCAGACAAGTCCATCTTAAACTCTTCCAGTTTGGGAGTCAGATAACTATCGCTCTCTGCGATCTTATCTGGTTTGATGTAGGTCTTCAAGAAGGACAACACTCCCTCATCCGCATCTTTGGGAGCAACGTTTCCTGTCTTGGCTCCATTGCCTTTGATCTGTTTCACAATAGTACTCATGGGCCCTAGCTCACGGCCTTCGGCTTTTGCGCGCACAATGTCGGACTCGGAGAGTACGCGGCCCAGTGGTCCTGTGTATGCTTTCTCCACCTGGACAGTAGTGAACGGCTTGCCTTTTGAGTCGCGCAAAGTGTAGACCTGTACCTCTTCGCCTTCCTTGAAGCGGCGGTATTCCTTAGGTCCATAAGCGCCTCCCTTGGCATAGCCGCCAACAGAGTGTCCAATGTATGCGCCCTCAATCGCAGTGGCTTCATTGTCAAGGATGCGGTGCCAGGTGAAGTTCTGTCCGTCTTTTTCAAAGTTCATCAACGGCTCGCTCAGACCCTGCTTCCAAGTCTTTTCTGGAATACGCTTTCCACCCTTTACAGCGTTAACCAGGTTCTGCGTATTGAACATGTCCAGGTTGTACCTGGCGGAGTTCTTGACCACGTCTTCAAAACGCATCTTGGTAATCTCTTTTGGAGACAACGTAGCCAGGTACTGATTAATATTCTTTGGTGACAACAAATCTTCAAGCGCGCTCTTGTACGGCATGTCAATGTCGTAGATTGGCTCGCTCGTTTGAATCGCTCTCTTAATATTCTCAGGCACAACACCAGGTACTTTGGTTTCGCCTATACCGAGTTCCTTGTATATGCGATCAATCATGTTTGATTCTTCGGGAGGCCGCTTATACAGGTTATACAGTTCCTTGTATTCGTTCGGTATGTAGTTGAGCAAGTCGTTGGACGCTTCTCCACCCCGTGGTCCTGTCAGGGATATCTTGGGGTTGATGAGGTTGGGGTCCATCCCGCCTGCCACCATCTTCTCGGTCACGTCCTCTGCCAATTGAGACTCGAGTTGACGGCCTCTGTCTCCCATGGTAGATGGGTAGGCTGGATCAAATAGGGGCTCTTTGGTGTTGAAGGCCAGTCCTTTCAGTCCCGTCATCTCATCGTAGCGACGCGTCAAGTCTTCCAATGCCTGTGGGTACTTGGGGTAGAACCTTGACTCACCCGTTACTGGGTCCACCCTGGTCTTGCCTGCGCGTGTCTGTTCAATCGCATAGTCAGGAATCTGCTTTTGTAAGGCAGGGGTGCGCAATTGACCACTAATGATTTGGTTGAATATGGGGTCACTTGGTGTGCCGTACTGACGCGTGTAATAGTTCTGTGCCTTGGAGCGCCAGAAGTTTTCAATGGCGTCGCCCATCTCGTTGGACAAGCCTGAGATGCTTGGGTTTGCACCAGCGTCAATCATCTTGTCTAATTTAGAAATAGGAGCGTTGCTCTTTCCAGTTGACTGCACGCCGGTGAACGTCGTGCCGCCGCCTTCGGGGCGGACAGCAAAGGCTGGCTGTGGTGTGAAGCCGCGTAGCGGGCCTTCGTTGAATATGCCTCGCTCGACTTGGCGGGCAGCTTCCTTGCCTAGATATTTCACTGCCGGCGCGGTAACTTCCTTGAGCATCCTTGCAGCGGGCCCTACCAGTGCCACATTTCCTGCGACAAAGCCTTGCTCTGCCCGGCCAAGAATCTCTTTGCGTTTAGGGTGAAAGACACTAAATTGATTGGCCACTTCATCGGGCGGTGTACCAAGCAACGCGCTTTGAATGAATGCGTATGTTTGGGGGTCAGGAAGTTGATTGATGTCACGCTCGGTTGCAAGCTTTCTAGACTTAGCGCCTTGGCGTTGGATGTTTGTGTTCATCACAGGTTGATACCTGTTTAACTCGGCCTGGTCAGAGGCCAAGCGTTCGATCTGTTGAGGCGTGAGCCGTTCTCCGTCAGGGGGCGAACCATCAGCGCGTTTGACAGGGCCCTGCGAGCCATACCTGCCTACCTTGTCTGACATGCCCGCAGGTTTACCGGTAGAAGCTTTCCCAGGGGATATCCCCTCTCGTGCCTGAAGCGCCATCTGACGCACGAGCGCCAGCAACTCTTCTTGGCTCTTGGACTTAGATGCAAGCTCAATACCTAAGCGGTTATTGTGGATGTCTTGCGTGTAGTCGGGAGACTCTTTCATCATGCCCATCTTTGAGCCAATGAAGCGAATGGGAGAAGTCTTAAGCTCATGCATCTGCCCAGCAAGTTCAGCGGTACCTGGGCCGTACTTGCGTGCCAAGGTAGCTGCGGCCAACATGTGTCTTGCCGAATCTTGTCGGTCATACTGGCCGTCTTCTTCAGGGAACATGTTTGCTGACTCTTGACGTGCATAGTCAGACACGCCATACAAGCCAGGCAAATCTTCCTTGTCCGCTTCACCGCCTTTGGCCATGCCCGCTGGCTGGACAGGGGCCAATGGATCGAACCCTCCTAATTGTCTTTTTAAGGTGTCCCCTAGATAATATTTTTCGTATTTGTTGTACTCGTCTTCAGTAAGAAAGCGGCGGTTGTCCAAATTATTGTCCTTAATATATCTTTCCACCTTCGGGACTTCTTTAATATCCCGCAAGCCTGCTAAATGCAAGTCATTAACCGTTGACCAGTTGCCGCTGTTCAAGAAGTCCTGTACAAAGGGCTGCGCGTCTTCTGCTATGTAGCCATTAACCTGGCCTTTAATCTGGTTGATGCTAGGAGGCAGTTCGCCTACTACTTGATCTGCCGCTTTTTGGAAACTGTCCATTGGGCTAGGTGCAGGAGCTCCCGACAATAGCCTGTTTTCTGCAAAAGCATTTGGGTTTTCAAAATACATTTTCTTGCCCAAAGCGTAGATTTCCTGTAGCTTTTCTTCAGGGATAGAGCCGTCTTGAAGCAGTTCCGCAGGAAAACTATAATTTTCTCCACGTGCGCGGGATTCAAGGCCGTAAGTGACATAGTCCAGAGGATGTTTTTCCTTAACCGCTTCAACTGTTGTATACCTTTTTCCCTGGTCGTCGGCCAACGAATAAACTTTTACGTCACCGCTCTTAATGGCCTCCCAGCCGCCATATCCGTAACCAGGGCTGCCCTTGTTCCCTGATTGAGGTGTCCAGTCGGCGTGTCCTACGGGAGGCTCGTATCCGCGTACGGAGTGGCCCATGGCATCGGACTCCGCAGCAAAGTAGCCAGGCTTGTCCAACTGCATCCACCTGAAGCCCTGCTCTGGATACTGCTTGTAAACAGGTACGCCCTCAAGAGACTGAATTTGGGCCTTCTTCATCTTGTCGGCCATATCCAAGTCATACTGATGCGTAAGACGCACCGCATCTTCCATGCTCAGGCCTCTAAGGCTGTCAGGGCTTAAACGACCCGTTGTCAAGTTTTCTTGGAGCACGTCAACAATGTGGTTAAAGCCCAAGTCCTCCGGCCCACGTCCTGTATTCATCCCGCTTACCTTGGCAGTGGGGTTTTGCACTGCAAACTCTCCACCAAAGTCCCTGAGAGTCTCATTCAAATCATTTGAGTAGCCAAACGGGACCATATCTTGGTAGGGGCCTACGTTGATTGCGGCGTCGGCTCTGTTCTCCCACGCCTGTCCTCGGTCCGTCTTAGAAATAGGGGCTTGTTGCTCAATAGGTAGGCCGGCAGCTATTCGATTTGCATTTGAAGTTACCTCTGCATTAACCGGCGTGTCAGGGAAAGGCAATATGCCTTCTTCCTCCGCTAACTTGCGTACAGGATCACTCGGTGTTGCCATTTTATTTTTAATATATGGCGTCAGTTTCTTGTCAATCCACTTGTTCAAGGATTTAGCATCCCCTGGATTGGTTAAGTTGTCTGCCCTGTAGAGGGGCCTAACAAATTCTTCTGGGCTCTTATTGCCTATCATCCAGTTCCCGCCTTCTTCTTTGATGATGCTGGGAAAGAGCGATGGCTCTTGTTCCGGGAACAACGATCTCGCACTGGACGGGACTAAGTTGTCGGCAGAGGACGCGCCCTTCTTTGCGCCAGACTTTAATGCCTTGCTGACCAATCCACCGAATTGAAACGTTCTTGCCATCAAGGGGCCGGGCTTCTCCAATGTCGGCTGGTCAAACATCACCGTATTAAAGGTGGGCTTCATCAGGCCCTTGCCTGCTCGTTGTGCTGCTTGGGCCTTGAGCTTGTATGCTTTTTCCAAAGCATCGTATTGCGACCGGGCGGAGGCAATCTGCATCAACTTTTCTTGTTCCGTTTGCGGCGCGCCGAGTTCAGGAATGGCAGGAGACAAGTCGCCCATGGGCATGCTCATTTCCTTAGACCGCTTTGACTTGCCGCCACCGCCGCTCTTTGTCGATAACTGCTTGAGCATCAGCTTGGCAGTCTTCCTTTCAGGCGCATCCGATTCGCTAGGATACATAGGCGCATACGCCGTGTCCGCCTCGTCGGCCAACAAGAACTGGTTCATCGCCTCGGTCTGCGATTCAATCGACGCATCTCCGCCTTTGGCGTAATACTGGATATCTTCCTCTTCCACCTCGCCACCCTCAGAAAACATCTGAGGCACATACTCAGGAGGCTCGGACGACGCAAGACTGTCGATGTCTAACTCATCATCAGGTAAATATTGTCCGTCCATAGTTCGCCCTAACAAAAAGGTGGTGTCAGGACATTTTATGCCCTAATAGTACTCGGGCACAAGGTCTGGCACCACGTCGTCTTCATTGTCGTCCGTGTGCAAAGAAATAAAGTTGCCTGAGCGAAAACGCATAAGCGCCTGCGTCGTTGAGTCAACCATGTCGTCATTGTCCCCGTTAGGGAACGCGGCGCACTCTTCAACCAAGGCTTCTGCCCATTCACGGTCCGGGGCCCATACCATGCCGGCCTCGAGTATCGGAGCCACAGAGTTGGCGCGACTGATCTTGTCAGTTCCCGCTCGTCGGCCACCCGGTGTGTACATGGTCACAGGGATTCCCATCTTCCGAAGTTCCTGCTGCAAAGTAACGCCCGTCGCCTTGGCCTCGATCAGGACATTGTCCGGTTGCCAGTGGTCATACTCGTCCTTGGCGATCCGCTTGAGTTCAGGAAAGTCCCACCGGCCACGCTTGACGTCAAGCAATATCAGGTTAGCGCCTGAGTCTTCAGAGGGATGGAACACGCCCCAGGTCGTGATCACCGAATAGTCAGCAGTTTCTTTCTTGCTGTAGGCAGTGTCATAGGACTGGATGATGTACTCCACGACCGGCGGCTCGTCCTTTTGCCAGACCTGCCACCACTCTCGTTTGAGAATAGCGCCCTCGTCATTGGTCGGTTGCTGTTGCCACTGGGCTTGCCACTTTTGCGGTGACAAGGAGGCCTTGACAGACAACAATTCCTCAACGCCCCAAAAGCCTGGCCATAAGGGATTACCACTAGGTAAGATGGCAGGAAACTCAATCACTTCCCACTTGTCGGCCTTGTGGCTGGTTTGTTGCTTGATGAGGCGCGCGGTCAGGTCCTTGGTTCCCCATCTGGTCATGACCACCACGATTGCGCCACCAGGCTGTAGCCGCTGACGCGGGCCAGAGGTATACCACTCCCAGGCGTTGTCCAAAGCAAGCTCCGACATGGCGTCCTGTTCGGAGTGCGGATCGTCAATGATCAAGAGGTCCGCGCCGCGTCCAGTCATTGCACCACCCACGCCGACAGCAAAGTATTCACCACCTTTGTCCGTGTCCCAACGGCCGGCAGCCTTGGAGTCTGCCTGCAAAACAACCTTTGGATAGATCTCTTTGTACTCGTCCGAATCCATGAGGTTACGGACTTTGCGGCCAAAACGGACTGCGAGTTCGCCAGTGTGGGTCGCTTGAATGATCTTGGTTCGCGGCTTGTTTCCCATGATGAACGCCGGCAAGAGATACGACGCAAACTCAGATTTGGTGTGCCGGGGAGGCATGTTGATGATCAGGCGCTTAAGCTTTCCAGTCATAACGCGGTTGAATGCATCTGCCATTTTGGCATG